ATTCTTACATCACCAAATGGAACTCAATATCGTCTTATTGTTGATAACTCTGGTACTCTCAGTACTGTTGCTGTTTAATAAATAAAAATATAAGGAGAAAGCAATGAGCATAAGGAACAGAGAACTATCTCAATTTGGTTCTTTTATATACATTGATGACGCCACAAAGACCGTTGGAATTGCAACGACTGCGACTCCTTATGTTGGAATTGGAACCATAGATGCAACTCATAAATTAACGGTTGTTGGTGATGCAAACATATCTGGGTCCATAAATGCATCATCATTTTTCTTAAATGGAAATTCTTTAGTAAATGCAGAGATTCAGACCTGGGATATTAGTGGGTCCAATATCTATAGGTTAAATGGAAATGTTGGAATAGGGCTATCCACACCAACATCTAAATTACAAGTTTCTGCGAATGTAAGTGCTTCTAGATTTATATCTACAGTTTCTACAGGCACAGCTCCATTCACAGTTGGTTCACAAACTCTTGTTACAAACTTAAATGCTGACTTCTTAAGAGGAAAGGCTGCACCTACAGGAGATTTGGTTGGTACAGTAGATACCCAAACACTTACAAATAAAACACTTACATTACCTACTTTTAGTGGAAGTGGAGTAGTTTTTAATGGGGCATCTTCGGGTGTTACTACAGTAAGAGCAACATCTGATGCAGCAGGAACTATTATTATTCCATCTGTTACTGGAATTGCAACATTTGTCACATCTAATAGTGCTGGTATTGTTACCACTGGCATGATTGCTGATCTTACAATCACCAATAATAATGTTGCTGTTGGTGCTGCAATTTCATATAGTAAATTGAATCTTTCAAATGGTATTGTAAATGCCGATATTGCATCTGGAGCAGCAATTGCAATATCAAAACTTGCATCATCAACAATTTCTGGCATTTCTCTAGGAAGTAATCTAAACGCACTTTCTTTTGGTTCGTATTTAACAGCGGCAGGTTCTTATAACGGTTCAACAGCAAGAACAGTTTCTGTTGCAGCAACTTCTGTAAACACAGCAAATACTGTTGTTGCTCGTAACTCTTCAGGAGACTTTACTGCAGGTTCTATTGATTGCTCAAACTTAACTGCATCTTTTAATGTTTCTGGAAATGCACTCAGAATTAATAATTCAACTGTAATTGATAGTAATTCAAATATAGTTAATGTTTCAAATGCAAATCTAAGTGGTGTTGCTACATGTTCAGATTTAAATGCAACGACCACTGTAAAAATTAATGGAACAACAGTCATTAATAGTGGCAGAAATTTAATTAACGTTGACGCTGGAAGTTTTAGTGGAATTGTAACTGCTTCAGATTTCAATTCAACTTCTGATATTAATCTAAAAGAAAATATTCAAACTGTAGATAATGCATTAGATGTTATCAATAGTTTACGTGGAGTTAAATTTGATTGGAAAGAAAATAACAAACCTTCATATGGTGTTATTGCTCAAGAGATTGAAAAGATTCTACCAGAACTTGTATCAGATACTGATGTCAAGACAGTAAATTATAATGGTATTATTGGAATCTTGATTGAAGCTGTAAAAGAACTTTCATCTCAGATTGAAGAACTTAAAAAATAGTAATATAAATATTTTTAGTAAAATCCAAGTGAAACCGCGAAGATGGCAATTCAAATAGGTACTATTAATGTAATTGATAATTCTAGAAATGTCAGTGCCGGAGTAATCACAGGAACTACATTACGTGATACTGACGGCAATTTACGTGCTATTCCAGAAAACGCAAAGGCAGCAGGATATGCTTTAACCGTTGGCGATATTGGAAAATATATTGATAGCACCGCAGGAGGAATTACTATCAATACTGGTGTTTTTAGTGCAGGAGATGCAGTATCAATTTATAATAATTCTGGAACTGCTACTACAGTTACGCCAAGTAATGGAGTTTTATTAAGACTTGCTGGTACGGCTACGACCGGTCCACGTTATATTGCCCAAAGAGGATTAATTACTGTTTTATGCGTAACTTCAAATGAATTTGTTTCCATAGGAGCAGGATTAACATAATGTCAATACTACAATTATTATTTGCTCCCGCAGGTGTTACAAAAAGTGTAACTGGGGGAACTATTACTACTTCAGGTGGTAAAACAATTCACACTTTTACCGGAACTGGACCTTTAGTTGTTACTGGTGGCCCTATCACTAGCGTAGATTATCTTGTTGTAGCTGGTGGTGGCGGTGGTGGTGGTGCGCTTGCAGGTAGTGCATATGCTTTTTATAGTTCTTCTGACGGTGGCGGCGGTGGTGGCGGCGGCGCTAGAACAGGAACATTTGAATTGGCAAATGGAAATTATACAGTAACTGTCGGTGGTGGTGGTGCTCAAGGTTCGACTGGAGGAAGCCCAAACACTTGGTCAGGAACCGATTCTGTTCTTAGTACAATAACTTCCACTGGTGGTGGTGGAGGAGGAGGGGGAAGAGAAGATGAATTTCCACCAATAACACCTAATGTTGGAGGTAATGGAAATCCTGGTGGATCTGGAGGAGGCGGTGGTGGGTGCTTGAGGAATTCCCCTACAACACCAGCAACAGCATCTTCGGGTGGAATATCTAGTCCAGCAACAACACCTGCACAAGGCACAGGTGGAGGTGCTGGAGTTCTGGTAACTTATTTCCCACTTTTGCCTCCAACTACACCTGCTAATGGTCCGGGACGTAGAGCAACAGGTGGTGCTGGTGGTGGCCTTAGTTTAAATAGTGCCATCAGTGGAACTCCAGTCATATATTCTGCTCCAGGTGCTGCTGGTTCTATTCCAGGCCTTCCCGCTTCTGGTTCTCCAACTTTAACAGCTAATCGGGGAACTGGTGGAGGTGGAGGAGCAACACCTATTGTTGGACCAAGAAACGCCGGACTAAAATCTGGACAAGCAGGATCTCCTGGAGTTGTAATTATTTCATACCCAACATTCTAGTAATAAAAATGGCACATTTTGCAGAGTTAGATGAAAATAACACAGTAATCCGTGTTCTTGCTGTAAACAATGAAGATATTAATGACCCAATTAATCAATATTCCAGAGAAACTGAGGAGATAGGAATTAATTTTCTTAAAAGATTGTTTGGTGAGAATACAAAGTGGGTTCAAACTTCAATTACTAATACATTTAGAGTTCGCTATGCTGGGATTGGATTCAAATATGATGAAAACCATAATGTGTTTCTACTACCAAAACCATTTGATTCTTGGATTTTAGATGAAAATACTTATGATTGGATTTCTCCCGTTCCAAGACCAGATGATGAAAACGATTACAAATGGAATGAAGAACTTCAAACTTGGGAGTTATTAATAAGAGAATTGTAATTTGACTTTTCAAAAAAACAAATATATAATAGTACTGAATATTTAATGCAAAAGAAAATGGCATTTCAAAGTATATGGTATTGGACTGATTTGAATGCAAAAATTATCGATACGATCGAAGAAGAACTTAAATTGAATCTTGATAATGAACTAGAAGATTCAAGAGTCGGTGAAGGTGATTTTGGAACGGTAGACAGAGATAAAAGAAATGCAAGAAATGCATGGATTCCAACAAGTCATTGGATTGGTGGATTTCTTTGGCATTATGTTCAGAGAGCAAATCGCGAAAACTTTTTATATGATTTGACAAACATTGATGGAGAATCCCTTCAATATACTGTGTATGGTGAGGGTCAATATTATGGTTGGCATAACGATGCGGGACTTTCTTCTCACTATAAACCAATTTCTGGAGGAAATCGTGGTCACGGCGGAGATATTCTTCAGGATTTTGTGAACGAAAATTGCGAGAAGGTCAGAAAACTTTCTTTTAGTCTTCTTCTATCTGACCCAGATAATTATGAGGGAGGAAATTTGCAAATACTTGATGAAGCTGGAAGATCTTATTTTGCCCCAAGACAAAGGGGTGCAATTGTTCTTTTTGATTCTAGGTCTCAACATAGAGTTCAAAAAGTAACTAAAGGAGTAAGGAAAAGTATTGTTGGATGGGTAGTAGGCCCTCGCTGGAAATGATTGGAGAAATTAATTATGTTCAATTCATTCAATAAAAAAGAAGAAGTAATAAATTTAGATCATCCTGATAAATTGCCTGGATGTTCTAAACAAATGATAGAAAGCAGACCAGTGATGGAATTGGATATTCCTACTGGATGTTATGTTTCTATAGATCCTCCTTGCGAACCAGGTGCTTTAGGTGCAAGAGAATTTTTTCAAAAATATGGATATATGATTATTCGTGGAATTTGGGATCCAGAAGAATTTCAAGAAGATATGAATGATTTGCCAAAGGAAAGAGGACAATATTCTTATCGAGGGAAAATTGATAAATTTGTAATTAATCCTGAAATTCAAGTGCAAAATTCATTATCAAGATACAATCATCCAAAATATAAGTATGCACATTCTCAAATTAGAATGATACTTGAAGATATCTTAGGAGAAAAGTTATACAATACTTATTATTTTGATAGATTCTATTTTGTAAACCAAAGACTTTTTAGGCACACTGATAGAAATTCATGTGAAATTTCTTTGACATATCAAATTAATACAAATTCAAAAGAACCTTGGGGAATTTGTTTTCAAACTCCCGATGGGGAAGAGAAATATGTAAATTTAAATAATGGAGATGCTGTTTTATACAAAGGTTGTGACATAGAACATTGGAGAGAACCATTAAAATCAAGATATAATCTTGTCGAAAGATTAATTCGAAAAGTAAAAAAAATTGAAGATGACACTTTCCATCATCAAATCTTTTTTCATTATGTCTTGGCAAATGGGCCTCGCTCTCATTTTGCTGGAGATATTTCTTGTCTATAATAAATAGACCAATAAGTCAAAAAATTTGCATTATATAAAAATTTTATGACGTTTAAGTTAGCTGGAACAGTAATTATTGCTAATGATGACAGTATTAACGTAAGTGGTATTGTAACTGCTGCAAATTATACTGGAAAGGGTATGATTCCTGCCGCATCAGTATGTTATTTTTTCCAGGCAAATGCTCCTACAGGATTCACAAAATTAGTTGCAAATAATGATTATACTTTGAGGGTAGTTAATGGTACGGCTTCGTCTGGAGGATCTGCTAATTTTTCCGCAGTATTCCCCTCATCATCAACAACTCCCCTCACTGTAACTGCAACAATTGGAGGAGCAACACTTACTACTCCACAACTTGCATCACACACTCACCCTTCAGGTGCAGCTGCTGGACCACCAAACGTAATGTCTTTCAACCCATTTGGTGTTTATCGTACTGCAGTAAATACAGGTAACACCCCAGCCAGCGCCGCAAATTCTCACAGTCATCCCAGTGGAACTGCATCTGGAACATTAGATATGAGAGTTCAATATATTGATGTCATAGCTGCATCAAGGGACGCCTAAGATGGTATATAAGATATCTCCAACCACAGTTATTGATAGTTCGCAAAACGTATACAGTACGAGTTCTGTAGTAGCTACAAATTTTATTGGCAAAGGAACAATTCCCGTAAATTCAACTGTGGTGTTCAATCAAACAAACGCACCGACAGGATTCACAAAAGTTACAACATATAATGATTATGCACTTAGAATTGTATCTGGAACTGGTGGATTAACGGGTGGAAGTGTTAATTTTTCTACAGCATTTCCTTCATCATCAACGACTCCAATTTCAATAACAGGAACTGCATCAAATACCTTAACAACGGCTCAACTTCCAACTCACACTCACCCAGGCTCTGGTATTGCTGTCAGTGGTTCCACTCAGGGTGTTCTTGCAGGTTCTCAATTTATTGCAAGAGCAGCTACCCTTGCCGCAGGTGGCGGGGCAGCACACCCACACCCAGTTTCTGGATCTACATCGGCAGATTTTAGAGTTAAATATGTAGATGTAATTTTAGCAACAAGAGATGCTTAATCATGGCATATAAAATAACATCAACACAAATAATCAATAATGATCTTTCTTTTGCGGGAATTAGTACATTTACCACAACTGCTCAGTTTATAGGAAAGGGTTCTATTCCGGCGGGAACTGTAATGATTTTTCCTCAAGCAAATGCTCCTACAGGATTTACTAAATTAACCTCACATGACAATAAAGCACTTAGAGTTGTTTCTGGAACTGGTGGTGGAAGTGCAGGAACAAATTCATTTACTACAGTCCATTCGAACGTAACCATACCATTTTCTGGAACTTCTGGGTCATACACTCTTCTTGCTGCAGATATGGCCCCACACGCTCACCCAGCATCAGCTCTTCAAATTGTTCCCGGCAATACAGATAGAAACCCAAATTCACCGGGAAATGGCGTTTCCGTAGCTGGCGTTGGAATTCAACCTGCGGGAGGGAGCACTGGTCACACCCACCCAATAAGTTCTAGTTCTACTTTAGACTTGCGAGTTTTGTATGTGGATGCTATAATAGCGTCTAGAGATGCATAGGAAATTTTTTTAAATGAAAGTAAAATCTGGTAACTTTTGCCCTCTTATTCAAAAAGAGTGTATTGGTCTAGAATGTAATTGGATGGTTCATGTTAGAGGAATGAATCCAAATACAGGAGAAGAAGTAGATGAATGGGAGTGTGCGGTAAAATGGATTCCCACTCTTATTATTGAGGCTGCACAACAGTCTAGGCAAGCAGGTGCTGCTGTTGAATCATTTAGAAATGAAGTAGTAAAAGCAAATGAGGAAAACAAAGAACTTTATATTCAAGCAATGCTTCAGGGCGTTACAGTAAATCCAATTATTTCTCAACTACCAACAAATTCAAAACCATCAAAAAATATCCTTGAAGAAGGAAAAGATAATCAATAAAAGAATTAATCATGGCAAAAATTCATGATATAAGTGAACTCTTAGACTCTACAGATACAGAAGATAATGTAGAAAATGATTTAAATCCAACTAGAAATTTATTTTTTAGTAACTTAGACTTAAATCAACAACCAAGTTCAATACCAATATCTTCTTCTGTAGTTTTTAATGATACTTTAGATGAAAAAATTTGTAGTTTTTTAATCTCAGAAATTGAAGAGAATAAAGATACTTTTGGCACAGCATTAACTGGAAATTTTGATTCTCCAAACGATTATATGCTGAATAAAGTAAGAAAGTCTGAAGTATATTTTCTTCCACCAACTCACTGGGTTACTGGTATAGTTTGGAATTATGTTAAGTTGGCAAATGATGAAAATTGGCAGTATGATATTACTGCCATTCAATCTGTCCAAATTACAAAGTATAATGAGGGTGGGTTTTATAATTGGCATACTGACTTTTGCCCAGACAAATGCAGTCCAAATTATTACAGAAAACTGTCAATTACAATTCAATTGAATGACCCTTCAGAGTATGAGGGAGGTATACTTCAAATTTTTGATTATCAAAATAAAAGAATTGATATTGAAAAAAGAAAAGGATCTATTTGTGTATTTGAAGGTAGAACCTTGCATAGAGTTACAAAAATAAAGTCTGGTTCTAGATACTCACTTGTCGCATGGATTAATGGACCTCCACTAAAATGACCTTTAAAAAAAATAAGTATCTTATAGTTAGAAATTTTTTGGATAAAGAATTTCTTGACTTTATTCAGGATTACTTTTTCATTAGAGCAAAATCTGGTGTGGCAGATAGAAATGACACACAAGCTCCTGGTTCTTTTTCATTTTATGCTGACCCTCTAGTAGAAACTATCTTAGAACGTTCTTGTCAAGAACTATCAGAAAAAACAAAAATAGATTTGTTGCCGACTTATTCTTATACTAGAATATACAAGAAAGGAAATGAATTAAAAATTCATAGAGACAGACCATCATGTGAAGTTTCTGCAACTCTTTCTATTGGATTCGATGGAAAAGTAAATCCAATCTATTTCAGTTCAAAAGAAAACGATGATAATCCCACTAAGATCCTTTTAAATCCGGGTGACCTTTGTTTATATAAAGGATGTGAGTTGTGGCACTGGAGGCCTCCATTCAAAAATAAATGGTATCTTCAAGCATTTCTTCATTATGTTGATTCTAATGGAGAATACAGAGATTTTGTCTATGATAAAAGACCTTGCTTAGCAGTATCTAAGTAATAAATATACTTACACCATATAATTAACTATAAAAATGAGACTTACTATTGTTCCAATCGACAGTGTTGTTTGTAAAGATGGAGAATGTCTTCATGATATTGACTTAACATGGGTTCCTGAAGAAGTTCATGCAGTTCAATGGTATGATGATCATGGAGAAGTGGAGTACGTCGATCTTAAAAGAATAAATGAAGAAATCACTTCTTTAGGTTTATTTGAAAGAGCAGCGGAACTTTGGGATGCTAAGAAAAAACAAATTGAAGATGAAGCAATTCAAGCAGAATTAAATAGAGATTATTGGCAGGAACTTAGGTATATAAGATTTTTTAAATTAACAGAATGTGATTGGACACAACTTCCTGATAATAATTTAACCGAAGAACAAAAGGTTATTTGGCAAGGGTATAGACAAGAACTAAGAGATTTGCCAGATAATATCACAGACCCTAAAGCTTTGGTTTTAGATTCAAACCATCCAGATTGGCCAGTGCCTCCAGCATAATTATCAAGAGGGTATAAATAACCCTCTTTTTTATTATCATAAATACTTAAAAATCCTCCAGACAAATGGCAGTTGCTGAAATTACCAATATAGTCATAGAAAAGGGAACTGATTTTGAGGCAACTTTCAATCTTTTTGACCCCGACCAGTCTGCTTCAGTTTTGAGTGGATTATCAACAACTTATGCAAAAATTCGCAAATATCCCAATGCAACTGATGGTGAAGAGTTTTCAAAAACTATTACCGCAGGAACTGGAACTATTAAACTTACACTAACTGCAACACAAACTGCAAATTTAAAAGCAGGCAGAAACTACTTTGATGTTGTTCTTACTATAAACAATAAAAAAACAAAAGTCATTAAAGGAACAGCAATCGTAGAAGAGAGTGCATCTGTATGACTTATAAAGTTTCTGTTTCTTCTGGATATAACTATTCGGTCAAAAAAACAAAAACAGAAGATTATAAAGTAGGGCTTTCCAACGTTTACCAAATAGAACCCGTGCAATTAGATCAACTCACAGACGTAGAAATCAGTGGTAATAATGATAAGTATGTTCTGATGTATGATGCTACAACAGGGAAATGGAGAGACCGTAATCCCGATGAGGTTCTTTCTGCAGCGACAACAGAACCAAATCAACCAGGACTTCCAGCAGACTTTGAAAATCAATTGGATATTGATCTTGATGATCGTATTAATTTGGATGCAGGTGGTTTTTAATATTCTAAATACTATTATAATCAAATAGTAGTAAGAAGATGCCTGCACCAGTACTTCAATTTAAAAGAGGTAATGCAGGGGTAGCAGGAACCGTACCTGCACTCCGTCCAGGTGAACCAGCAATTTCGTTAAACAATTTTGATTTCTTTATTGGTATTGATACCTCTGTAGCAAATAACAAATTCTTCGGTTCCCACCGTTACTGGGGAAGAGAAGATGGAACTAATTCACTGAATCTAAAGTTAGTTGATAAGAATGGAACTAACTACGTTGCCATCAAAGCACCAAATACTCTTGGTGGAAATGTAACTTATGTTCTTCCAGGAACCCAAGGTGGTGCAGATACCGTACTCAAGAATGACGGGAACGGAAATCTTTCTTGGGGAACTGGTATTGATTTTGCAGGTATCAATACTTTTACGAATGCTACAGATAATATTCTAGGCAATCCAAATACTGGTGCTGTTCAAATTGATGGTGGTCTTGGAGTTAATAAGAACGTAACTGTTGGTGCAGGACTTTCTGTTGCAGGCGAATCATATTTTATTGGAACTGCTACCTTCTATGGTGGCCAAATTAATCTTGGTGATAGTGATGGAGATAATATTAGTGTTGCTGGTGAGTTTGTATCTAATCTTGTTCCAAATGCAACCAACACCTATGATTTGGGTCTCACTGGAAAGAGATGGAGAAATGGATTCTATAGTGGAAATGTTGATATTACTGGAAACTTAACTGTTGATGGAACTGCCACAATCGGTGGTGGTACTACAGTTATCCTTTATGGCCAAGATGTTTTTATTAAAAACAAAGATATTATTCTTGGATACACCACCAGTGTAACAAATGGCGATGCTTCAACTGATGATACTGCGAATCATGCTGGTGTTGCAATTGCATCAACAGTAGGAACTCCACTTGCTTCATTCTCTGCTTCTGGAATCAATACACTTCCAGATACTTATAAGCAATTGATGTGGTTCAAGCAAGGAACGCTTGGATTTGGTACTGATGCATTTGCCTTCAACTATGGTGTTGCAATCGGAACCACCAACATGGCGAATGGGGTCCGCCTTGCTGTTGGTTCTGGTATCACGATGTCTGATACCTCAATTAGTGCAACTAACTTCTTTGGCACATTAACTGGCAGCGTAGTAGGTAATGCATCATCTGCAGATCAAGTTAAAACAGTAACTGCAAGTAATACTGCTGCAAACTATTATGTAACATTTGTTGATAGTCATAATGGTTCTGCAACAAATGAGAATGTTTATACTGACGATGGTATATACTACAATCCAGGTTCTAATAAACTCACTACACAGCACGCAGAATTTACTGGTAATGTTCTAGTAAGCGGAATTACAACTCTTGCAGGAAATGTAACCTTAGGCGATTCTGGTAGCGACATTATCACTGTTGTAGGAGTTACTACATTTACAACGTCTAATGTTTATATTGACAATCAACTTTATGTTGGTGGACTACAAATCACTGGCGGTGCTTCTATTACCGGCGAAGATATTACTGCAAGACATTTAAATCTTTCTGGTATTGCAACAGTAGCTGGACTGATTGATGGGAATGGTGGGGCTGATATTTTCGGACATACTGAACTTGACGATGTAAATGTTTCAGGCGCAACTACAGTCACATCACTGAATGCAACTGGAAATGTAACTCTAGGAGATACTTCAGGAGACACAATTACTGTCAAGGGAACTGCAACCTTTGAACAACCAATTGTTGGTACAATTGGAACTGCAACCAGAGCAACAACTGTTGATACTACAGGAACTTCAACAAACGCAGATTACTTTGTAACCTTTGTTGATACCCTTGCTGGACAAACTAGCGAAACTCTAAGAGTTGGAGCTGGTTTATCTATTAATCCTTCTAATGGTGATGTAAAGACTACTGGTAAACTAAGTGTTGGTGATCCTGCTGCTTTAACTTCATATATTAAAGCGGGCGGTGGATCTGATGCGATGTATCTCTATGGAAATGGAGATGTTGCATTCCAACAAAAAGTTATTGTTGGTGGTCTTAGAAGTTCTTCCAACTCAAACAATACACTCATTCTAAGTGATCTTGATGCAACTTTTGCAAGAAATGTAAATATTGTTGGAGTAACAACAACTGCACAACTCACGATTGGAACTGGTGTTGCTGCTACTCAATTCTCATCTGCAGTTGGATCAGGAACTTCAACATCCTCTGTTCCAACTTCATCTGCTGTTATTGATTATGTTGGTTCTCAAGTCGGTGCAATTGATCTTACTCTTGGATTAAATGCAGATGCTGGTGGCCCAAGCACTGTTAATACTTCACAAACACTCACGATTAGTGGAACTGCAAATGAAGTAGAGACATCAGTATCTGGTCAAACTGTTACGGTTGGTCTTCCTGATGCAGTCGTCGTCGGAACTTCTTTAAGTGCCCCAACAGTTAGAGCAAATATTATTCAATCGCAAAATACTGGTGCAACTGCAATTACTATTACTGCAAATGATGTTCAAATTGCAGATGACCTGACTGTTGGTGGTAACCTCTACGTTAATGGTAACACAACTCAAGTCAATACAACCTCTATGACAGTAGAGGACAGAACTGTTGAACTTGGTGTTGTTGATGGTTCGGCTCCTTCTTCTGCTACTACTTGGGACCTTGGAGTTCTCTTCAACTACTACACAGATGCTGCTAAGAAATCTGCAGTTATTTGGGAGCATGGAGATAGCAGATTTAAGTTTGCAAGTGTTCTTGCTTCTGATACTAATGGAACCAACGCAAATACTCCACAACTTACTGTTACTACCTTTGCTCCTATTGAAGTTGGCGAACTCTGGATTAATAACTCTTGTACTGGTGGTTCTGCACAAGTGATTGCATGTTCTGGAAGTGAACTGCAACTTCAAAATATCACGGTTGACGCAGGTACTTTCTGATAGTAAATCATAAGTTCTAAATAAGAGGAGTTTATCTCCTCTTTTTTTATGTCTGAAGATGATTTAAAAGCAGTTCTTGCAAAATATCAACAAAAAGCATTTGAATTATTCAATCAAAATATTGTATTAGAAACTCAAGTAGAAAAATTAAATGCAACTGCAAATGCTTTGAGTTCTGAACTTGAAAAGTTACGGAAACCAAAAAGAGGAACAAAGGTGGATGAAGACTTTCAATAAATAATAAAAACTCTTATATAAGAGTTTCTAAGGTTCTTACCATCGATGAGGTTGAATGAATACCAATCCGATCATTCGTGTAAAGAGATCTCTTGTTCAGGGAAAAGTACCAACTGTTGAGCAGTTGGGTCTTGGAGAGATAGCTATTAATCATTATGATGCAAAGGTATTCATTCGACAAGATACTCTTGGTGTAGGAATTGGTACTACAGTAGTTCAAATTGGCATTCAAGGAATTCAGGGAACCGTTGGGGCGCAGGGTAGTGATGGTTCACAAGGAATTCAAGGAATTCAAGGAATTCAAGGAACTACTGGTTTTGGTTCTCAAGGTACACAAGGTACACAAGGAACTACAGGAACTCAAGGTTTAGATGGTTCACAAGGCACTACTGGTTCTCAAGGTACACAAGGTACACAAGGTACACAAGGTACACAAGGTACACAAGGAACTACAGGAACTCAAGGTTTAGATGGTTCTCAAGGCACTACTGGTTCTCAAGGTATTCAAGGAACTACAGGAACTCAAGGTTTAGATGGTTCTCAAGGCACTACTGGTTCTCAAGGTATTCAAGGAACTACAGGAACTCAAGGTTTAGATGGTTCTCAAGGTACACAAGGTATTTTGGGAGTGCAAGGTTCAGATGGACTCTCTGGCAGCCAAGGGACTCAAGGAATTCAAGGCACTACAGGAACTCAAGGCATCGGTGGAGCACAAGGAACAGTAGGGTCTCAAGGTACACAAGGTACTCAAGGAATTACCGGTCCAGTAGCAGGGTCTGCATATCAAGTTGTTTATAAAGACGGTTCAAATGTAGCGACTGGTTCTACAAATCTTACTTTTAATGGAACAGAATTAGTTACTTATGATTTAACAGTACTTCGCAATACAGACATCAACGGCAATTTAAATGTTGATGGAAATATTACCATTGGTGGTACAGCAGCACAACTTAATGCTCAACAACTGACGATATCTGACCCCGACATTGTTCTAGGTATTGGAACTTCATTCTCACCATCTGATTATACTGCAAGTCACGGTGGTATTGCTATTGCATCAACTGAAGGTACGCCACTGGTAAGTCTTGCAATTGCTGGAGAAACCAATCCAGACACATATAAGAAAATTATGTGGTTTAGGGGAGGTGATATTGGTGCAGGTATCACCGATGCTTGGTTATTTAATTATGGTGTTGGTATTGGAAGTACTCAAGTCCCCAATGGTGTAAGACTTGCCGTAGGAGCTATTCAAGTTAGAGATAATAAACTTGATGTTTCTGGAGATATTGATTTTAGTGGAACTTTCTACCAAAATGGAAGTCCATTTGTAGCATCAAGATGGACTGCTGGAACTGGTGATGATATTTATCGTCTTAATGGTAATGTTGGAGTGGGAACCACAAATCCAAAAACAACACTTGAGATTAATGGTGTTCTTGGATTCAGCACCTCTGATAATGGTGGATATGCTGCTAACAATATAAGAATTGGTGATAGCACTACAGGTGCTAATTTAACTTCTTCTGGTATCAATAATAATTTTATAGGTGTTGGTGCTGGAAAAAACACTACAGACGGAGGTTATAATAACTTCTTTGGCATTCTAGCTGGGGGTAATAACACCACTGGAAGTTATAATAACTTCTTAGGTTTTTATGCAGGACTTGGAAATACCACTGGAAGTTATAATAACATCATTGGTAATTATGCAGGGCGTTACTCAACAGCAGGAATTAACAATAATATTATAGGTCGTAATGCAGGTTACAATAACAGTGGTGGCACTAATAACTTATTCGGAAGTGAGGTAGGTTACAATAATAGTGGTGACAATAATAACTTCTTAGGTTATCAAGCAGGTTACAATAACAGTGGTGCCTACAATAACTTCTTAGGGCAGTCGGCAGGTTACAATAACAGTGGTGCCCATAATAACTTCTTCGGTAGTAGTGCAGGAACTTATAACACCACTGGAAGTTATAATAACTTCTTTGGATATCAGGCAGGACGTAGTAACACCTCCGGAAATACGAATAACTTCTTTGGATATTCTGCAGGATATTCTAATACCATTGGTTATAATAATAACTTCTTTGGTTATCAAGCAGGTCAAAGTAATACTGAGGGAATATTAAACAACTTTATCGGTAGTGGTGCTGGGGCTGCTAACACTACTGGAACAGCTAATAATTTCTTCGGTAGTGGTGCAGGATTCCAAAACACTATCGGTGGTAATAACGTTTTCTTAGGGCAAGATTCTGGATATCTTAATACCACAGGAAGTAATAATACTTCATTGGGTATTAGCGCACAATATAATAATACTGTTGGTAGTTACAACTTATATCTTGGTGGGTGGAGTGGCATTTCTACCACAAGATCCAGAAGAGTTATTATTGGTGTTGGTACTGGCGGTCAATACTTTGATGCACCAGACACTACCAAAGACACTCAGTTTGCTGTTGGTACTAGAACCTCAAGTGCTGCATCAGAATATTGGTTAGTCGGTAACGAGAACTTTAATGTTGGTATCGGAACCACAAATCCAGGAGCAAAATTAAATGTAGTAGATAATAGTTTTTCTGATGCATTAAGAATTACTCAAACTGGTTCTGGTAATGCTCTTGTAGTTGAAGATAGTGCAAATCCTGATGCAACTCCATTTGTTGTTGGGGCTGCTGGTTCTGTCGGCATAGGAACAACAAATCCAATCACACCTCTACATATTTCTGATGGTAATGGTGCGGTTAGTTCTGCACTATACACTTCTGATTATCTCACAATTAGTGCTCAAAATACAGCACCAGGATTTAATATTATTTCAGCAGGTTCTGCTTCAGGTAATAGAGGTGTATTCAAAGCAACAAGAGCAAGAGGAACTTTGAGTTCTCCTACTGTCCCTCTTGTTAATGATGATACTTTTTCATTATTGGGAACGATTTATGATGGTTCCACTGGTCGTGCAACTGCTGCCGTCAATATGGAAGTTGATGGTGATGTTGGAGTTGGAACAGCACCACAAAGAATTACTTTCTGGACAGGAACTGGTTCAAGTAGATTAGAAAGAGTTCGTATAACTTCAAGTGGTAATGTCGGCATAGGAACCACAAATCCAACACAAAAACTTCACGTTGGAGGAAATCTAAGACTTACTGGTGGTCTCTATGATTCCAATA